ATAATAATGGGGTGAAAATTTCACTACATATTGATACACCATTTAAACCAGATAGGAAATGCACAGTCAATAATGTGGAAGTTGAATTGGTGGAAGATACCAAATTGATGGAATCTTTACTTGAAGGAATTTGTATTAAAAATAAATCTTATTCAAAACATTATTACGATAGTTAAATGATAACATTTGATTACAAAACAACCAAACGACAGGGGCAATTGATTACGGATTCCGAAACACTCGGTATGATCCGTAATCATTTTTCTGTTAAGAATGATGGTGCTTCTTTTGCTAAGAAGAAAGGGCATCGTTTTGTGAAAGACCGTAAGTATGCGATTACTCCCACTGGTTTGTTTGACTTCGGATTTTATGGGGAGATTCTGAAATATCTAAGAGACAACCAAATTACTGATATCACATTCACTGATGAATTTTGTGATAGGTTGAAATGTGGTATTGGAAAATTTGAGTTCAAAGATGAACTTAAATACGATGCTCGTTATTATCAGAAAGATTCTATCATAGCTGGTTTGGAGAAAGGTTATGGTGTTTTCCTATTAGCAACAGGTGCAGGTAAATCTTTAGCTCAAGCATTACTGATAGAAAATTATATGGAAAACGTATCAAATGATACATTCAAATGTCTTATCGTAGTTCCAGGTCTTTCTCTTGTAAATCAGTTACAAAAAGATTTCGAGGACTACCAAGTTACATTTTCATATTCAGGTTGGACTGGTGAAAGTCCCTTACAAGATACTCAAGTTGTTATATGCAATACTCAGAATTTAGGTTCTAAATTTACTGATAATTCTTGGATACTTGATGTGAACTTATTGATAGTCGATGAGTGTCATGGTGTCAATAGTGATGCCAATTTGTCAAAAATTATTAATAAAATCAAAACACCAAATAAGTTCGGTTTCACAGGAACATTATCTGATAAACCATTGAATCAATGGAAAACGCTCGGTGTGTTCGGACCAGTGATTTATGAGAAGAAATCTAAAGAATTGAGAGATGAGAAATATCTATCAAATGTTAATATAAATGTTTTAAAATTGAAACATTCAAAAACATATAAATTAAATTATAAACAAGAATTGGAATACTTATATAAAAATGAAAAACGAAATGATTTTATTTGTAAATTGGCTGGTAAACTTAATGGCAACGTTCTCATTATGGTTAATCACTTGGAACATGGCGATTCTTTATTATCTGTTTTGTCTAATAAATTGGATAGACATATATATTTTGTCAAAGGTGAAGTCGATGTTCAAGAAAGACAAAAAATAATTGACATGATGGAAAAGAATGATAATATCATCTGTATTGCGATGTCATCTATCTTTTCTACTGGTATCAACATTAAAAATCTTCCAAATATTATGTTTGTTGGATTGGGTAAAAGCTTTATCCGTGTTGTCCAATCAATTGGTAGAGGACTTCGTTTGCATGACAGTAAAGATAAATTAAGAATATTTGACATTGTGGATAATACCAAATATTCATCTTCTCATGCTGAATACAGACAAGAAATTTACGATAAAGAAGATATCCAATGGACAGAAAGAACAATTGAAATAAATGAGTAATAAAAGTGAGTATTATGTGAACTCCAAAGAGTTCCGACAGCTATTGATGAATTATTATCAGTCTGATAATATGACTAATGATTTGGCATCGAACATTGTTAAAATAGCGGAGGGATTATCATATAATCATCGCTTTATTCGATATTCTCGAAGCTGGAAAGAAGAAATGGTGGGAGATGCAATTGTAAAAATGTATCATGCTTTGGAGAAAAAATTATATAACATTGAATCAGAATTTAACCCATTTTCTTATTTCAATCGTATTGCATGGAACGCATTTACTAATCGTATCAATAAAGAAAAGGGGCAGCACGAAGGTCTAAATGAATATAAAGAAATGGTATATATGGAATCGATGTCTGGTCCAGATGCGATGGGACATGTATATGTAAAACCAGTTATGGAAGGAGATGAGTATGATGACAATGATTAAGAAACCAAAGGTAGCGATATTTTCCGACCTACATTTAGGTCTTTATGGAAATTCGACAGAGTGGCATGAAATCGCTCTCAAGTGGGCAGATTGGATTACTGCTGATTTGAAGAAAAAGAAAATCACTGACATTTTTTTTCTTGGTGACTTTTTCCATAATCGTTCAGAAATCTCTGTGCAGACTATTCACGTTGCCTCTGAATTGATTGCGAAGTTCAAGGGCTTCAACATGTTCATGGTAATTGGAAATCATGATGCTTTCTATAAAAATCGTAGTGATGTGCATAGTTTGGGTTTCCTCAAGGGTCACGATAACATTACGATTATCGATCAGAACTTGGAATTTGAGGCATTTGGTAAAAAAATATTATTTGTTCCTTGGAATCACGAATTACCAGACGGTAAATTTGACCATATTTTCGGACACTTTGAAATTCAGACATTTCAAATGAACAATTATAAGGTTTGTGATCACGGATTCCAAGTCATGGATTTCTTAGCATCCCGAACCACCAATGTTTGGTCTGGTCACTTCCATACTAAGAGTATTAAGAAATACAACGAAGGAACGATTCGATACATTGGTAATACTTTCCATCATGATTTCAACGATTGTGGGGACGACAAGGGTTATCACATTCTGAATCTAGAAGATGATTCTGTCGAATTTGTAAAGAACACAGCATCTCCTGAATTTATTAAAATTCCTCTGACTAAGATCGGAAATTACAAAGCGGAAGATATCGAAGGAAACATCATCAAGCTCATAGTTGACAAAGACATTGAAGATGATAAAGTTGAGAAGTTCAAAGTCTATCTGTCTAACTTTGCTCCTTTCCGTCTCACCACGGAATATAACGTGGCAACAAAGACAATTGGTGATGTTGAACAAGTGGATTCTGTTGATATTGTGGGAATGTTTGATGAGTTCTATGAACAACTCAAGCTGGATGATGAACAATTGATGAGAGTGAAGAAAATTAACGATGAGTTATACGAAAAGTGTAAATGAAAGTTGCTTTGAATGTGATAATATTCATGATTTACATAATCATCACGTAGTTCCTAAATCATTAGGAGGGAAAAGAACAATTAAAATTTGTTCCGTGTGTCATGGAAAAATACACAATTTAGATTTTACAAATCATGGAAATTTAATTAAAATAGCTCTAAAAAAGAAAAAAATAAATGGCGAATTACTTGGACGACCCAAAGGGAAATGTGATCCCGATGAAATTCTGAAAAAATATCCAGACATACATTTATGTTTATTGGATAAAATGTCCGTGAGAAAAACAGTAAAACATACTGGTAAAAGCCAATCAACAGTTCAAAGAATTAAAAAGATATTAGATGAAAAAAATAATTTATAAAACTATTAAAGGTCAGAACTTCCTGAGTATCGGAAATGACCAGATTGTGATTGATTTCCAATCTGGTTTTAACCTGATTACTGGAAAGAATTTGGATAATCCTGATCGTGTAAACGGAATCGGGAAAAGCTGTATTGCAGAACTTTTCTATTATGCATTGTTTGGTAAAACCATCCGTGACATCAAGAAAGAATTCATCATTAACAACATCACCAAAGGAAGGGGTGCTATTGAGCTTACGTTCGACGTAGAGACTGACAATGACACGCAGACATACACAATCAAGCGACAACTCAAACCAAGCTCTGTGACGCTCCTGAGAGGCGAAGAAGACATCACCAAGGACTCCATTTCCAATACAGATAAATTCATCTGTGATTTGATCGGTTCCAATCCTGTGATTTGTCGTAGTTGTGATATTCTATCTCTTTCGGATAACATCCCATTCATGGCAAAGAAGCCTGAAGAGAAGCGCAAATTCATCAATGATATTTTCTCTCTGGAAGTCTTTGGTAAGATGAGCAACGAATTGAAGAATCTGATTCGTGAGAACAAATCAGATATGAATATTTCCTCTGCTAAATTGGAAGAAATTGACAACACTTTGGAAACTCTGAATAGACAACAAGAAGATTACCAAAAGAAAGTCGAAGAAATGGAGGGTCGTCTTGAGGCGAGACGCATTGAAATTCAAGGGAAAATCTTTGATATTGAAAAAGAGATTGATAAAACATCCGTTATGGATGTTTCTACGATACAACAAGAGCAAGAAAAGTATCATGAAGCATGGAGAAAGCTGGATGGAAAGATCGGTCATGTGAATGATGCGATTTCATCCAAGGAGACTTTGAGGAAGCTGAAGGTGAAAGAAATTGATAAATTTTCCTCTGTTGAAGATGGTATTCAGTGTGATAAATGCCTTCAAGAAATTCCCCATACACATGTGGAACATCTGGAGAAGATGAAGGAACAGTATCAATCCGAACTGAATAATATTGTAGAAGAAATTAATGGATTGAAAGAACAAAAATCTCAATTTCATTCTAAAAAAGAAAAAGTCCAAGCCAAAGTAGCTGAGTTTCAGGATCAAATCAATGAAGCAAAAGTCACCAAACAAAAATTGGAAGGTCTGGAAAACAGTCTCAAGCAATACAAAGAGTCTCTGGACAATTTGAAG